CCGTAGCAGTTTGGCGGGCTTCGATGCCATCCATCCAGGCATCCCAGCTCATCTTCAAGAACTGTTCCAGATCCTGAAGCTGCTTGAGCTGGAGCATGTCGTAGGTCGGGTCTACGCCGAGACGCTCGATCTCGACGATCTTTTCTTGGAGGTGGACAACGGACCAGTGGACGGCGAAGTACCACGGGCTGAGCTTGTTGTTTTCGACTTGTGTGTGGGTGAAAAATTCCATCTGTCATAGAGAAAAGGACAGCCCGCCAAAGCGGGCATACCCTTAGCGTTACACATGACTAGGAATCCGTCAAGCCCTAGGTCGGCACCCCCAGATCCTCCGGCTGGTACTGGGTCAAAACGCAGACGTCAGCGCCCTGCTTGAGCGCCGTCCCAACCATGTAGTGAAACTGCGCGTGGGCATCGGGACACTCCTCGATCTGGTACTCCTCGACCTCGTAGGTCAGCCCTTTACGGAACCAGGCGATGCGTACTACCGCCAGCAAGTTGAACGGGATGTCCCCCACGGTGTAGCCCAGCGTCGGCTTCCTGGGGCGCTTCGGTCGAGCAGGTTCCGGTTTAGCCACTGGTTCTCTCCAAATAAGCCAGGCGGCAACCCGCACAAGCCCTAGGAAAAAGTTAGGAGCGCGTTTCATCGTCTGCTCTCCGATAACTACACGGCCTGGTACACGCCTGCACCAACTCATCCTGCGTGGGTTCAGCAATACCCGTACCAACAGATTTGGTAGGAGTTACTAACTTCCAGTTACTAACTTTTTGCACCCACGCCATAAATCTATCGTGTTCGGTTTGAGGATAAAAAGACCGAGAACCATCCTTAGTGTAGTAGATCATGCCAAACGCTCCCAAGCGGCCTGCTCAAGGGCGTCCAACTCCTCACTGGAGCGTTCGTCCTCTTGGGGGGTTACAGAAAATGTGTCCCCCCTTCCAGAACCCGCATCAAAACAGGTGGTCTCAGGGGGACACGTGTTTTGGTGTCCCCCTAAATCCGCGCCGGTCTCACGGGACTCATCCCCGGCCTCCTCCACCCCCGCTCCATCACCCGAAATTAGGGGGGACACCCCAAACACGTGTCCCCCTAATTTTTCCAGTCCAGCACTGGATTCTTCTATAGGGGGACACACATTCCCACACATATCACGCGAGAGCAAAGCGAAGTACCGCTTGACACTGGAACCGGCTCTCTTACCGCTCGGCTCTTCTGTACTACAAACCAGCCCACGAGCTTCCAGACGCTGGAGCGCCTTCTTGATTCCGTTGACGCTCCCGCCACAGATCGGATCCGCATTCAGCTCGGTTCGTGTGCGCCCCTCGCCGTTCTTGGCCGCCGACCTCAAGCGCTGGAGCACACGGTCCACGATCGACGCCGGCGTGGCGCTCTCCGTGCCCACCTCCACAAAGTCCTTCAGCTCGAACGTCAGGTCGTCGCGCATCTTCAGCAGCAAGCGACTCCCCCCACGCCCCGCACGGCTCTTCTCCACCGTGATGAGGCGGCTGGAGAACCCCACACGCTCCATCTCCTTGTCAGAGGGCTTTCTGAGGCTCCAGACCTCGTCTACGGCGTCCCTGATGGCCGTCGTCCCCCTAAACCCCCCACTCTTGTTGCTGTGGTGGATCAACAGGATGGTGCACGCCGGGAACAGCCTCCCGTTGTTGTTCGCCAGCCAGTAGATCGGACCCGCAAACTCCTTCCGGTTCTCATCGAACGCCGAACCCCGGCTACACCCCGTAATCGAGTCGATGATCACCAACTTTGGCTGGTGCTTCTGAATCAGCCGCACAAACCGCAGGTACCAGTTCAGATCCCACCCCATCACGATCTGGATCGGATCCTCATGCCCCAACTCCAAATCCTGCATCTGCTGCTTCACCTGCACCTCCGACTGGTCCCCGTTGAGGATCAGCACCTTCCCCTGCATGACTGGAACAAGATCCCCCCGCACCGAAAACGGCAACCCTCGGGCAACGTGCTTGGCCAACGTCCAAGCCGCCATCGACTTCCCATCACCCCCAGCGCCGTGGATCATCACCACCCCCGGCATCGGCAACAGATCCGGAATCAGGTAGTTCAGCTCCATCTCCTTGTCCAGCAACGCACCAATCGCCATATCGTCGTCCCGCTGCTCGTACTGGATCTGGCTAATCAGCAGCCGCTCAAGCGCCCCAGCATCCCGATACCCAGCCTCCAGCGCCAACGCATTCATCCGGTGCGCCATCTCCGCCGGGTTATCCAGCGTCTGAATCTCCTTGGCCCGGGCAATCACCTCGGCATAACTCAGCGTGACCTGCCGAATCCTGGTGACGTTGTCGGACTCAACATCCGCCACCACCTTCCGCAAATCCTCCGAAAGCCACAGTCGCCCAGGAAGCTGCTGATCCGCCAACCAAAACAACGACCCCAGGCTCACCGCCCCCTTCCGAAAGCTCTTCCAAACCTCCTCACACGGATTGGAGCCCGTCCACTCATCCGCGAACTCCGGATCCTCCGCCGACCACACCGACCACAACTCCAGCCCCTTCTCGTCGGGCAACTCCGAGTGGATCGCCATCCCCACCTTGATCCAGTGATCCCGACTCCCAGCGCCTTGCCCCGGAATCACCTTCAACGCCGACTGCACAATCTCAGCCACCTCAGCCGGATCTCGATCTGAGAAATCCAGCGCCTTCCGGTTCTTGATAAAGCCACCGTCCTGAACCTCCCGTCCAGCGGCATCCTTCATCTCCGCCACCAACCACTCAGGCGCCTCCGGAATCGCCTCCAGATCCCCCTCAAACCCATACTCACCGGCTGGAGCCTTCCCATCACTGGAGCCCGGATAAGCCCCGTAGATGACCCCCTGACGCCCCCAGAGGACCTCGTAGCCCGCTCCGGTATCCGACAGTCCAAATCCCTTTACAACGCCCCACAGAGCCTCTGGGACGCGAAACAGGTACTTCGCAGCATTGGACTTGGTGGACTCAACCTTGGGCGCCCCCTCCAGGCTGGAGCCCCACTTCCGTTTAAGCCTGGCCAAATTCCGATCCACATCCAGGATCACCAAGCCCCCACTCCGGGCTCCGGTAAACGCCCCCACCGCCTTGAACACGTCGGGCTTTCGCTCGATCTGGAGCGCAACGTCCGCCGGCGTCATCACCTGATGGTGACTGCGCTCCAAGGGCGTCTTGCCCTTCGATATCTTCCCGGACTGGATCGCCGCACCACTGCGATAAATCGGCGCGTACGCAATCCCAGCAGGCAACTGGCGCACAAACGCCAGCAGATCCTGCGTCTCACTTTTGGACATGTTAGAGTCTCACACGAGAATGACTACCTGCGCCCCGGCGGTTCCCACCGTTGGGGCGTTTTCGTAGCCTACCCAGATCGTCAAGAACGTGTTACTGTCTTAGGGCAGCCGACAAAACGGTATGCACCACCCTCTAACAACACACCATGGGATTCCTTTCCAAGCAAGCCTCCAGCAACCTCACCAGCAGCTCTGGCACTGGCGGCGGCTACCTCAACATGAGCAAGGTGCCCGATAAGGGCGAGATCCGCTTCACCATCCTCGAACAGCACCCGCTGGAGTTCTACCAACTCTGGGCAAGCGACCCCGACAACAAGGACAACCGCAAGCCCTTCCGCTGGGACTACCAGCCCACCGCCGAGGACATCGCCGCCGATCTCGGCGACTTCATCCCCGACGAAAAGTACGACACCCCCGGCTCCCAGGACGTCAAGTTCATGCTGGCGTGCCCCGTCTACAACTACAGCACCAACAGTGTGCAAGTTTTCAGCTTCCACCAAGTCACTGTAATGAAGGAGATTGACGCCATCAGCCAGATGGAAGATTTCGACAAAGACATCACCACGGTGGATCTGATCCTCGGCAAAGACAAATCCAAGCCCCCCGCTTTGATTTACACAGTGCGCCCCGTTCCCAAAAAGAAGGGCACCGAGGAAACCGTTGCCGCAGCCTGGATCGAGGCCAAAGAAAACGGCTTCGACATCAACCGCCTCATCACCGGCGGCAACCCTTTCAAGGCCGCCTGATCTAACTCCCAGAATTCAAGCCTCACCATTGCGTGGGGCTTTTTTACTGGTATTATCAGATTGGGAAAGAGTATTCATTAAGTCTCCATGCAAGACACCCTGGCAGGGCTAAGACGTTGGAGACTGGAGCAAGACAACAGTGGACCGTTCCGCGTCTACAGAGACACCCGCGGTAACGTCTACCACAGTGTTACACACATCCTCAAGGAAACCAGCGATAAAAGCGGACTGGAGCGCTGGGAAGCCCGCCTGGGACCCGTAGAAGCCTCCGCCCAGCGCAACATCGCCGCCACAAGGGGCAACCAAGCCCACTCACAAGCCGAATACCTCCTCAAAACAGCCCAACAGCTGGCGCGATCCTGTGCCAACCGCCGCAACGCTATCCGCTTCGACGACAACGGACTGGCACGCATCCCCGCCCCCATCACCAAGTGGGCACTAGAGAAAGTCCACCCCAACGTCCCCAAAGTTGGCTGGAGCGCCGCGGGCTACGCCCGCAGTTTGAGCAACTGGATCGCCGACAACGTCACAGAAATTTTCGCCTCCGAATTTTCCATTCATCACCCTGCCGGCTTTGCGGGAACCTGCGACGCCCTCATCGGCATGAAGAACAACGAGCTGGTGCTAGCCGACTGGAAGACCAGCGTGAAACGCAAAACCGACGCCTCCGACCGCCTTCCAACCGGCCATTCATACATCGACCAGTGCGGTGCCTACTCACTGGGACTCAAGCACCTCACCGGCCTCCAACCGACTGGAGCCGCCATCGTCCTCGCCCGCCGCTGTGGCGCCCCCAACATCCATTACATGACTAAGGATGACCTGGAGCAAGCGGAAAAGTCTTTCCTGGAGCGCTGCCACCGCTACTTCGATCAACTCCATTCAAGTCTTACGGATCCCATCGAAGTCGCAGGATGAGATCCACTTGTACAATGGTTGCCTGAGCGTGGCTGGAACCACCTCAGGCCGGACAACCTACCTAACAGGCCGTCATGTCACAGTCTAAACCCTTACCTCCCGTGGAACTGTTGTGGGAGCGATACGCATTTAATCCTCTCACTGGAAAGCTCCATTCAAGAAAAACAGGAAAAGCTATTCAAGGTAGTTTAGTAAAAAATAGACCGAAGCAATGGAGACCCAATCTACTTATACGTTGGGATTCGCACTCATACAGAACATCTTATGCACGGGCAGTTACTGCATTCATGACAGGTAAATGGCCTGTTCATGAAATAGACCACATAGATAGAAATCCATTCAATAACCGCCCCTGGAACTTGCGGGAAGTTACCTCTCGCCAGAACAATCAGAACCGAGGAAACTTCGGTGGAACTTGGGTGGCGCGTTACAACATGTGGCAGGCTCAGATCCGCATTCACGGCAAAGTGAAGTGGCTGGGATACCACCGCACCCAAGCGGAAGCGGTGGCAGCCTACTGGCAAGCGGTGGAACGCTACGGACTGGCCGACTTACGGACTTTGCGCCAGCGCTGAACCGTGCGCGTTTTTCGAGACCTGTGGAAACTGTGGAAAACTCACAGCCTCCCCTCCTCCATCCCCCAAGCGTGGAGCACTTCGGAAGCCGTCACAGTTAGCTGATGGCGTGCCGCACGCTCCAAGGCTTCCGCCACTTTGCGGTGGGTCTCTGTGATGCGTGGAGCGTTGGCAGGCTTCAACTCATCGGGGCACACTGCCCCACCAACTCCCAACTGGAACTGCTCCCACTTGGGCACAAGCTCCCAGAAAAACTCCGTAACGCCTTCTTTTCCGTGTAGTCGCTGGAGCTTGCAGAGATCCTGCCAAAACGCCTCCCCATGCTCCGGGGGGATCGTCTGACGTGCGGCCATGTAGCGCAGGTCGCGCAGTTGCCGTTTTTCGTCGCGTACCTGCTGGCGCTCGGCTTCGCGCTGATCCTTGGCGAGCTGCTTGCGCTCCCGCGTGGTGGTCCATTCCCCACCGCTCATGGTTCCTCCGTTGAGGTAGTACCCACCAACACTACAGCACGCCGCAGCGCTTGACAACTGGCCGAGGCTGTGTGTATTGTCAGCAGGTACCGTTCCAACTGGAGCACACATGGACTACAACGCAGACTGGCTCGCCCGTCGTAAGTACATCGAGGCCGACCCAGAGCAACAACGCCTCAGCCAAGCCCATCAGGACCTTTGCGCCCAGATCAACAAGCTGAACGCCGAACTACGGGCTGGGACCTATAGGCTGCAACGCCTCCTCATCGCCCGCGACTGCGTGCAGCACTTCGCCGGCGAAGTCGAGTGCACCAACCCTGGCGAAGACGAGCAGTTGGAGCAATGGACGGCCAACCACGGCGAGGCGTGGCTAGGCATGTTCAACGGTGCCTGTGACGATCTCACAGAGGCTGTGCTGGGGCTGTGCGCCAGCTTGACCGCTGACCGCGCCAAGCGCTCCGTCCTACAGGATGAGCGGGAGATTGCGTGGGGCGAAGTCAAAGCCCGCGAGGAGTTCCTGGGCACTGAGTACAACGTGGCCAAGTCCGCTAAGACTGAGGAGGCGGGCTGATGTACTGGGACCGCTTCGACATTTGCGCCGCCCATTGGATGTTCGCCATGCTCTGGCACGACGGCATGGGTAGCGCGACCTACGGCAAGTTCGCTCAGCTGGAGCGGCTGCGCTTCCGTCCGTCTCCCCTTTGGAGCGAGCCGCGAGACCTTGACGAAAACGCCCGCGAGATCTACCGGCAGTTGGTGGTCAACCGCTGCGGGATCAAATCGACTGGGACGCCTTGACGCCTTGCCGCGTCCCATGCTACCTTTACACAGTACCGATCAACGGATCGACCCATGGCCACGACCTACACACACCAACAGCTGGCGCAGTTCCCCTGGCTCGTCAGCTGCGACACTCTCAAGCCCGAAGACTTGCTCGTGAAGTTCTGGAGCGCTGCGGAGATGGCGGCAGTCCTGGCGGATCGCCCCCAACTCCTCAACGCCGAGACGCTCGCCAGCCTCACAAAGCTGGTCGGCGAAGACTCCAACGAGTCGGACTGGGACGACGAGGAGGCCAACGCCACACTGGAGGAGTTGAGCCTGGCACTCGACGACGCTGCACCGTATGGCTTCTACTTCGGGGCCAGCGAAGGCGACGGCGCCTCGTTCGGCTTTTGGCTCGACGAAGCCTGGGGCGACGCCTTCAACGAGTGCAGCATTGATACCGACTGCGGACCCGAGCGACTGGCGCTCGTGATCGCCGAACTCGTAGACAATGGCTACCACGTGGACAACTTCGCCGACTGCTACTACGGCGAGGCGGAAGGTTACACAGAGTCAGACGCTGGGGCCGATGCAGCCGCCACCATCGCCGAGGAGTCGGGCGTCAAGCTCGACCAAATGGAGTGGCCGCTTACCTGCGTGGACTGGAAAGCTGCCTGGGACGAGTTACGGATCAGCGACAACTGGGCGCTGGTCCAATGGTCGCCCGCTCGGTGGCTGGTGCTCTCGCCCGCCTAGTGGCAACTCCTACCGATCAACAGCCCGGCCAATGTGTCGGGCTTTTTACTGTGGAGCTAGTATTGAACCAAACGGGCACAGGATCTTAACCATGTCGGACAATCCGGAAGCTATCAACGAAGCGCCGGAAGTTTCGGCGGAAGTTGTAGAAAACGTGCCGCTAACTGTGGCCAACGATGAAACCAAGCGCTGGCGTGGTGGACGTGGTCCTGCGGACAAGATCGAGGAGAGGGTGAACTGGTGCTACGCCGAAATCCTGAACGGTGGCACGAGGCGCCAAGTGACCGCCCGCCTTACTCAACGCTTCGGGACGTCTCTAAGAACAGCGGACGCCGACTACTCTCGTGCGCTGGAGCTTCTAAAGGTTGAGCAACAGGCGACTCGTTCGGATTTGTTGAACCAAATCCAAGCGCTTCGCCTGGCTACCGTGCGTAAGGCTCTGGCCAAAGGTCAACTACAGACAGTGGCCATGCTGTTAAAAGACATGGGCGCTGTTATCGGCGAGACGGTGGAGGCTGAACTAGAAGCGCAGCCGTCTTTACGTATTGAGATCGACGACAAGCGCAACGCATAAAAAAAGCCGCCCCCATTTGTGGAGGCGGCGAACGATTAGTGGCTGCGTCTAGTATTTCTCGCTAAGGCTAAGGAAGCAAGAACCGAAGCCCGCGACGATTAACAAGAGCGCAGCTGCTGGAGCGTTGCAGCATGTAGCGAAGAAGAGGAAAGTTGCACCGAGTCGCATTTGTCCCCCTCCTCAATAGACAGGGACGACATCACCGCGAAGCGCGGCAGCTTGTGCGTTGCGCTGGCGCATCGTGCGAACCTTGGCGGCAATGCGGCGCTGTGCGAAGTACTCCCGACGCTCCACGTCGCGCTCGCCGTAAAACTTCGCTTCTTGCTCGCGCTGCCAGGCGCAGTTGTGGACGTTGGCCCAGTCGTTGGCGGTCATGGGACGTTTTCCCTTTGGTGACTTCTTAAGTGTAACAGCTGAACCCTCCCCCTCCCCTTGCGGGCTGTGCCACTACCCACACCGGCACAAGCTGCCCGAAAAGTTTCCTAATTTCCTGCGGAGGTACTGATGTACTACAGTGCAGACGTACTAGCCAGGGGGAGGGTAGCGAGAATAGTACGGATGTACCGGGGGGCAGGGAACCTACTGATACATTCGCATTTCCTCCCTCTGTTACACACCGGGGGAGGGGTCGAATTTCTGTAATACCCTAGAAGGTACCCGTACCCGAAAAAATGGCCGAAACGGCTGGAACGCTCTCCCTCCGCTACGCCCAGGGACAAGTCTTCTCCAGCCGAAAACGCTTCAGAGTATTGGTAGCCGGCCGCCGCTTCGGAAAAAGCTACCTCTCATGTATCGAGTTGCTGCGTGGGGCGATCGAAAGGCCGGGCGAAACATTCTTTTATGCGGCCCCTACATACCGGATGGCGAAAGACATTGCCTGGAAGGTAATGAAAAAGCTTGTCCCCAAAGCCTGGATCAAGTCCAAGAACGAGACCGACCTGAAGATCGAACTTGTCAACGGCTCAACCATCGAACTGAAGGGCACTGAAAACGCCATGGCCCTGCGAGGCAGGAGCCTCGCTGGAGTCGTTCTCGACGAAGCCGCCTTCATGTCCAGCGAAGTCTGGTTCGAAGTCATCCGCCCCGCCCTCGCCGACAAACAGGGCTGGGCACTTTTCATCTCCACCCCGGATGGTACCGCCAGCTGGTTCTACGAACTCTGGCAATACGCCGACTCCGGCGATTCTGACTGGAGCCGCTGGCAATTCACCACCATTGACGGCGACAACGTCCCACCGGAAGAAATCGAAGCCGCCCGCAGCCAACTCGACGCTCGCACCTTCCGCCAAGAATTCGAGGCCAGCTTCGAAAACCTCAGCGGTCTCGTGGCCGTCTCATTCGGCGACGAAAATATCTCCACCGAAGCAACCGATATTTCAATACTTCCACTCCTCCTGGGGGTGGACTTCAACGTGGATCCCATGTCCGGCATCTGCGCCGTCCTCAAAGACGACACCCTCTACGTCTTCGACGAAATCATGCTCACCGGCGGCGCCACCACCTGGGACTTTGCCGAAGAAGTCACCCGCCGCTTCGGCGTGGATCGCCGCGTGATCGCCTGCCCCGACCCCACCGGCGGCGCCCGCAAAACCTCCGGCGTGGGACTCACCGACCACAACATCCTCCGCCGCAGCGGCTTCAACGTCTCCAGCCCCAAAGCCCCCTGGAAAATCCGCGACAAAATCACCGCCGTCAACACCGCCCTCTTGGATGCGACTGGAACACGCCGCACCTACATCCACCCCCGCTGCAAAGAACTAATCAAGTCCCTCCGCACCCTGACCTACGCCCCTGGAACCGGCCTCCCCAACAAAAACCTAGGCGTAGACCACGCTTTCGACGCCTTCGGCTACCTCTGCCTCCAACAATTCAACCTTGCCAAACACGGCACTCTCGGCCAAACCTCCTACCGCCTCTACTAACCCTCCGTAGACTGCAGAAAAGCCCGCGAAACATGGCCAAAAAACCTACACAAGGCCAGAAAAAGGTCGAAAAGGTCATGTCCGAATACTCCGCTGGAACACTTAAGTCCAGCTCGGGCCGCAAAGTGACCTCCCGCAAGCAGGCAATCGCCATTGCCCTCAGCGAAGCGGGCATGGCACGCAAAAAACCCACCAAAAAGGGAGGCAAAAAGTAATGGCCGCCAAGAAAAAGGGCGCATCGAAGCCGGCAGCGGCGAAAAAATGCGTAAACCCGGCTCCCCTGGCGCCCCCACCGACGCCGCCTTCAAAGCCGCGGCCAAAACCGCCAAGCGACCCAAGGGTCGCAAATAAACCGGAGAAAAACAATGGCCGCCGTCTCTATCACCGCTAAAGACCGCTTCACCAACATCGTCGAATACACCGGCGCCACCATGGACGCCCTCGACGACTGGTTCGAAGTGCCTGCCGAATCCTCCAGCTACACTTTCGCCGCCAAAGTCACCGGCGCCGCCACCTTCAAGCTCCCTGGAGTGCAGCTTCAACGGCAACGGCACCTGGTTCACCATCGACACCGCCAAAACCATCAACTCGGCCGGCGAATACGTTTACTTCTACGACGGTAAAGTCGCCGCCAAGATCCGTATGCGAATCTCGGAAGTAAGCTCTGGCACTCCCGACGTCGTCCCCCACATCGCCGTCGCCTACCACGGCTAACCCCATGGAAATCACCTCCGTAATGCTCGACGCGATCTTCGCCGTCAAGGGCAAACGCAACCCCAATCTCTGGGACCCCCGCTGCGCCCGCTTCCTCGCCAAACAGGCAGCCATCGCCGTCACCCCCGCAAAAGCCAAAAAAGAAGTGGCTGCTGCCCTGGAACTCGTCGAAGAAATCATCAACTAAACTCAAAACATCCCCTACTGCATAACGACCCGTGGCTTTCTTTCGCGGCGAGGAGGGCTCCATCAGCTTCAAGGACAGCTCCGGCGTCGTGGCCGCGGTCTCGTCCACCCGCAGCTGGAGCTTCACCATCAACAAAGACACCCTGGACGTAACCGACCAAGGTTCGACCAGCCGTGAATTCATCGGCAGCCTCCTCTCCGGCAGCGGCAGCGCCGAAGTCATGTACACCGCCCCCGGCTCGGGCGAAACCCTCAACTTCATCGACGACGTCCTGACCACCCGGGACCAAACCGACGCCCAATTCGAACTCTTTTTGGACACCTCCGGCACCAAGAAAATCACCTTCACCGGCATCATCACCAGCGCTGACTACAGCGCAACCGTCGGCGAACTGGAAGTCATCACCGTCAACTTCATCAGCTCTGGCGCAATCACCGCCTCTATCTAATAACTAAACACCCCTCGACTTAGGCCGTAGACTGGAGCAAAGCACCCCGCTCCAGCTATGGCCTTTTTTCGTGGCGAAGAGGGCTCCGTCAAATTCGAAAACGACGGTTCCACCCCTGCTGCAATCACCTCGACCCGCAGCTGGTCCCTGACCATCAACAAGGACACGCTCGACACCACTGACCACGGCTCCACCAGCCGCGAATTCGTGGGCGGCCTCATCTCCGGCTCGGGCACCGTCGAGCTGATGTACACGGCCTCCAGCGCCGACGAAACCGCCGCCTTCCTGCAAGACGTCCTTACCACCGAAGACAGCGCCAACGCCGCCTTCGAGCTGTACCTGGACACCAGCGGCGGCAAAAAGATCACCTTCTCGGGCATCATCACCAGCGCCGACTTCAGCGCCACGGTGGGCGAACTCGAAGTGATCACCTGCAACTTCATCACCAGCGGCGCCATCACCGCCTCCATCTAACCCAGCTGGTGCGAATGACTATTCAAACGGTCACCGGCAACTGCGTCCACGTCGAAATCGACGGCGAGGAAGGTATCACGCACGCTACCTTCCTCTTCAAAACCCCCTCTGTCCCCGACACCCTGGGCAACTTCATCAAGATGCTCGCCATGGGCATCGAAGTGCTGGTGCCCATCGACAACCCCGAAGACGAGGAGGACGACGATGATTGAATACCGCGGCGAAAAATTCGACGGCTACAACAAACCCAAACGCACCCCAAAACACCCCACTAAATCACACGCTGTCCTCGCAAAAGAGAACGGCGAAGTAAAACTTATCCGCTTCGGACAACAAGGCGTCTCCGGCTCCCCCAAGACCACTGGAGAGTCTGAGGCCGACCGCAAACGCCGAGAAGCGTTCAAAGCTAGGCACGCGGCTAACATCAAGAAAGGAAAAATGTCAGCCGCCTGGTGGGCCGCAAAAGTCAAGTGGTGAATCGTTTTATGTGGTATGCTGGCGGTATCCAGCCGGGAGCGCATGGCAACTTGGACTTATGTAACCGCAACGTGTGAGTGCGGAAGCACAAAAGATATACGTATAGATCAATTTAATCGTAAAAATGGTCTATGGTTATGCCGTAGTTGTGCATATAAAGGCAGAACTAACAAAAACAAAGGTACTGGAGTTAAGCACGACGCGGCCTTAACTTACACCCGAAACAGTTACTACAAAGCTAAACAAAGATGCAAAACAAATCATAAGGGTGCTTACGCCAATGTTGAATTTCGCTTTTCATCTTTTGCTGAATGGTTGGAAGAACTAGGTTTACGGCCAGAAGGAATGACTGTGGACCGCATTGATCCTATGGGCCATTACGAGCCTGGAAATGTTCGCTGGGCTAGTATTGAGCAACAAGCTCGGAACAGGAATCCTCGGTACACCTGGACTCCTAAACCCCCAAAAATTGCCGGACCGGACACCTTGGGATGACCTACGCAGTACCCGGCCAGTTTCCCACCCACATCGTCGCCACGACGTACCAAAACGGCGGCGACAGCCCCTTCATCCGCACAGCCGCCGTGCTGGACATGATGAGGGGCTGGGAAATCATGAAAGCCGTCACCCGCGGCACCGAGTACCTGCGCGAAAACAGCGAAGCCTTCCTCCCGCTGGAACCCCGAGAGGACTACCGGGCCTACATGAGCCGCGTCAACCGCGCCGTC